ATCGCAATGAAGCAAGCTGAGTCAAAGGCTGCCGAAGAAAAGGCCGCCCAAGAAGCTGCTGAGAAAGCTCAGGTAGAAGCCGAAGCTAAAGCTCAGCAAGAAGAAGAAGTTAAGACAGCTATTAAGACAGGCATCGAGTCAGGTGCTGACCGTCTGTTGGCTGATGTGCAAGCAGATCTGAACAAGCGTAATGCTGATATGGAAGAGACCCTTGCCAAGTATAAGAGTGAGCTCGAAGAGAAGTCAGAAGAAATCTCTAAAATGCGTGATTCAAAGCGTGTATTCGCTGACCGCGTTGAAAAGTCTGACATCAGTAAGTGGGGTCGTGACTTTTTGACCGCTCATATGCTGGGTGTAATGACTCGTAAGGGTTGGAACACTGATTTTGCTCAGGACCTGCAGCAGAAGGCTGGCGTAAACTACGCTGCTAACGCTGCTGACATCGACCAGGAAGTTTCTTCTCTGATCGAAAAGGAAATCATGCATGAGCTGAAAGTAGCTCGACTGTTCCGTGAGATTCCTGTCAATGGTGGTGCAACTGTACTGCCGATCCAAACTGACGCAGGCAAAGCTGCTTGGGCAACCGCAGCTACCAGCGGCAACTTGGAGAACCGTCCTCAGGTAACTGCTAACCAGTATAACGCGAAGCAAGTAGTACTTAATGCTTATCGTCTGGTTTCTAGCACCTTTATGGACAATGACGTAGACGAGCAGGTACTCATCAACTTGATGCCTATGCTGATCGAATCAGTAGCTCGTGCTCATGGTCGTGCAGTAGAAGACGTTATCCTAAATGGTAATGGTACTATCTCTGGTCTCGACAACTATGCAGCTACGCATGCTACTACCCTGTCAATCGGTTCTTCAACTCGACTGACTTCAGGCGTACTGCTGGCAGCTCGCGAAGACATGGGTAAGTATGGTCTGAACCCTGCTGATATGGCTTTCGTTGTTAGCCAGAATAGCTACTTTGACCTGTTGAATGATGCTAACTTCCAGACTCTGGATGAAGTTGGTTCTGATTTGGCAGCACGAGTAGTGGGCACTATCGGTGCAGTTTACGGTACTCCCGTAGTTGTATCTGAAGAGTTCCCGTCAGAGGCTGCAGGCGCTCCGGCTGCTTTCGCAGTTAATACCCGTAACTACGTTACTCCTCGACTCCGAGGTGTATCAGTTGAGCAAGACTACGAAGTCATGAACCAGCGTCGTGTAATCGTAGCTTCTCAGTCACTTGGCTTCGAAGAAATTCTGCCTGGTGATGGTGCAGGTAACGAGCCTTCTGTTAAGATCGATTTCGCAGCTTAATAGAAACGCTTTTTATAAACTGGGGAGGGCTTCCTCCCCAAGTTTTTATTAATTGACTTATGGCAGATTTAATTACTTTAGCAGAGTATAAAGAAATAGAAGGAATTAGCAGTCCTAAAGAAGACCTGCGTCTAGCAACTTTAGTTCCTTCTGTGAGTCAATTAGTAAAAACTTATTGTGGTAATTCATTAATAGATTACTATTCTACTAATAAAGTTGAACTTTTTAGTATAAATTGGGCTACTCATATAGTACAACTTACAGAAAGCCCTGTAAATACGATAGTATCAGTAGAAAAAAGAGATTCAGTAGATGAAAATTATTCTACTGTTCCAACTACTGAGTATTATTTGGATGCGTCCACAGACAGCGTACTTTATGTAACGGGGCGTACTTATAAAAATTGGCCACAAGGAGCGGGGTCAGTAAGAGTTACTTATACCGCAGGATATAGTAGTTGCCCCGAAGATTTAAAACTAGCAGTGGTAGACCTTATTACTTATTATTTAAGAGATGAGCACAAAGAAAGAAGAACTTTAGGCGGAGCCAGCATACAAAATCAAGGCTCAACTAGTTTAGCGAACAGTGTAGCATTTCCGGATCATATCAAGCGAGTGCTTGATTTGTATAAAAACTTTTAATGAGCTCTAATAGTATTAGAGAAGAAGTAAGTTTAAAGCTTCTACAGGATGTAGAACGAGCGGAAAGAAATATTGTTTCTGAAGCTGCTCGAAAAGTCTTATCTACAAAAGAAGCAAGTCAGTGTCTAATATTAGATAGAAAAGCTGTGTCTGCTTTAGTTTTAGGTATGGAAGCAGGTATAGGAAGAAAACTAACAACGTACGAGCGTAAAAAGTATCGAGCGGAAGTTAAGGAACATTTTATTACAACTTCTAAACCTTTTCCTGATATTTCAGGAAAGACATATTTTGTAAATATTTTAGCACAAAATCGACTATCTTTAGGTAGAAATATATTTTTTCTCGGCACTGATTTTGCAGGTATAAAAAAGAAGTACCACGAATTTAACGAAGATTTTATTACTAGAACTAAAACATTACAGAATACAAAATACGACAGAAAAAAGCCGGGCTCAGAGGTCCAATTTGACCACGGAGCAGAAGGAACTGCTGTAGGCTCTCTCGGCGGCGGCGCTGCTGCAGTAGCAGTTGCATTGGACAGAGGCGTAGACTTTGCAAAACTTCAAAAAGTTGCAGGAGATAACTTAGCAGCAATTATTGATAGTCAGTTTAATAATTTATCTAAAAGCGCTAAGTCAAAAGTGTATACAAGGCTATTTGATATAATTGTAAATTGGGACCAAGTAGTAACAGAGTCCGGAGGACTAAATGCAGGAGTAGGGGTAATTATTCGTCCTATAAAAACAAAACAAAACTTAGGGCGTTCAGATTTAGAGAAAAAAGAAATGAACGCTCTTTTGGACGCAATTGATGCTACTGTACAAGAAATCGATTGGACAGAAGTACGGGGCTCTAGCAATGCTCGAGAAAAAGCACAAAAAGCAGCCGTTGATAGAATAGTAAAACCTTTAAAAAAAGTAGTTAAAGATAATCCAGGTTCTTCTATAGAAATAGACAAAGAATTAAAACAAATTCAACTAAAAACATCTGCAAAAGTAAAGACGCAGAGTAAAAAAAGTAGTCCAGTAAAAGCAAAGTCTTCAAGAAAAAATAGAGGAAAACTAGCAGGGCCTATAGTAGCAAAGTCTGGGGGAAGGAGAAAACCTCGAGAATCTAATTTTAAAACTTTACAGCTTATAGGATTGTTAAATGCGGCACTACCAAAAACAGTAGCAAAAAATATGGGCAGTCCTAGACTAAATTACAGAACAGGAAGATTTGCAGGAAGTGTAAGAGTTACAGATATTACTTTAACTGCAAAAGGGCACCCAAGTATTGGGTATACTTATCAAAAAAATCCTTACCAAGTTTTTGAATCTTCAAGCGGATCTAAGTTTTCTAGTGTAGATAGGGACCCCAGGAGCCTTATTGATTACTCTATTAGAGAAATAGCAGCACAACAAGCAATTGGTAGACTCTTTACCAGGAGAATTTAATGGCAGCAAGAACTTATACTTCTAGAAGGGCAAATATAGTAGAAGCTCTTGCAGAGAAATTAAAAAATATTGATGGGTCTGGAGCATATTTATCTGATGTTGCTAATAATGTTCATCCATATTTAAAGTTTTGGGACGAAGTAGAAGATTTTCCAGCAATTCATTTAAATGCCGGAAGTGAAACAAGAGAGTACCAAGGAGGGGGCTACAAGGATAGATTTTTATCAGTAACTATTCGTTGCTATGTTCAAGAGGAAGAAGCGCAGAATGCACTTAATGCTCTTATGGAAGACATTGAAACGGTTATTGAAGAAAACTCAAATTTACAATATTTTGACAAGCAAAATAATGAGTTTAATTGTCAACAAATCACAATCATTAGTATTGACACTGATGAAGGTGTACTAGAGCCTCTAGGCGTAGGAGAAATTCTTATAGAGGTTCGATACTAGAAACGACTGGCAAGAACAAATGTTCACGTCCACGTCCTTTCAATACGCATAGGAGATATTACTATGGCAGAACAACTATATTTTAGCCGCGACAGTAAATGCTTCATCGAATTTGACGGTGTAGTATGGGAAATTCCTGTTCTGGACGGCTTTAGCTTTTCGCAAGCAAACAATAGCTCAGAAATTACACTTTCAGAGATGGAATCTTCTGCAGGAGTAAGCCGAAGAGGTCGTCGTGCTTTTAACGATTCTCTAGCTCCTGGTGAGTGGTCCATCTCTACATATGTGCGTCCTTTTACGTCTGCTGGCACTGGTGCCGGAGCTGCTGACGGCTCTGCAGAAGTTCACGCAGTAGAAGAGGTTCTTTGGGCGCTAATGGCGGGTGCAGATAACTACGATGGCTCAACTTATGATTTTGATCGAGGTGGTAGTAATGTAATTACTCCCGCAGGTTCTTCATCTGTAATTAACTTTGATCAATCAAACAAGTCAACTCTAGGAACTGCAAATATTTATTTTGTACTTGGCGATGCTTCGCGTTCTGTAGTTAAGTTAAAGGATGCAGTTGTAAACGAAGCGAGCGTTGATTTTGAAATTGACGGTATTGCAACCATTAACTGGAGCGGACAGTGTTCTGAAGTAATTGACTTTACAGGAAGCACAGAAGAAAATGCCACGATGCCAGTAAATGGAGACACGACTCAAGACGGAACTACAGTTGCAGTAGGAGATGTCTGGCTGGATTCAGACGATAGTTTTAGACTATATGTTATGACAAATGTAGGTGCAGGTACAGAAGCATCTACTAGTTATGTTGATGAGAAGATTACTGATACTGCTAACTTTATTCGTAATCGACTTACTACACTAACTGTTACTCCCACATCTCAGGACCCCGATAGTGATGGAACTAATGAGCTTCAATCTTCATATAGTTTAACTCTTACAGGAGGAAATATTACTATCTCAAATAATATTACATATATTACTCCGGAAGAATTGGGTATTGTGAACGTTCCCGTAGGCCATGTTACTGGCGGTCGAGCAGTATCAGGAAGCTTTACTTGTTACTTAACTAGAGATACTAGTACTTTTGATTCTAACCTGTCAAGAGACTTCTTTGAAGATTTGCGTAACATTTCAAATGTTGTTACTAACTCTTTTGGACTGGTATTCGCAATTGGTGGGGGAAGCGGAAACCGTCTGGAGTTTAATTGTGCAACAGCGCACATTGAGATTCCTACGCACTCAATTGAAGATGTTATTTCTCTCGAGACCAACTTTATGGCACTACCTCAGACAATTGATGACACAGACGAAGTAGTTCTTACTTATAAGGTATAATAAATACTACTTTTTAATAGGGGCTCCGGCCCCTTTTTTATTACTCCTACGAAAAATAAATCTTGACATTTCTCCTTATGTAAACTATAATACAATAGTTAGGAGTATAAAAACCAAGCCTTCAAGCAGAGTGAATTAAATGCCGTCAATATATAACTTTAAAGAAGATGTAGAAGTTTATGTAGTTAGCGGGGGTACAACATATAGAATATATGTAAGTAATATAACTTTTAGTCAGACGTTTTCTGAACAAAGTTATCCAGTTGCTACCATTCATTCTCCTAGTGACCTGTTTGAAGAAAGTGTTATAAATGCAGCTAACGTTGCGAATTTTTCTTTTGAAGTACCTTTACTAGCAGAAGATCACTATACTATATTACAAACTTTATTAGTCGATGTGACTGAGTTTGATTTATATATTAAAACACAGGCAGATACTTACCGCCTTCGAAAATCAGTAATGACAACAGGGAATTACGTTATCGAGCGATCTCGTCCCCTGGCTCTACAGATTTCGGGTGAAGCGGCACAGCTTTACAGAGGAGTAAGCGGATTTACTCCAAGCAGTGCATTTACAGATAAAACTTATATTATTCCAAAAGTGGAAATTTATTTAGATGGTCCTTTTCTTATGACGGATGTTGTGAGGGTGAGTATGGAACTTCAAAATGAAATACAATGGACAGGGTATAAAACTGTAAACAACGCTATATCTGCAACCACGATGTATCCATCGGGGTTCACCTTATCTAAAAGAATATTAGCGGGATCGATTGCTCAATATTTAACAGATACAACAACATCGTATGCGTCAGATTTTGAGGCAAACGCCTCCCTTGACCTAAAAGCAGGAAGCGGGGATTTTAGTGCTTTAAGTAACACCTTTAGAGGTATTCATTTTTTAGGGGATGTTTCTTATACAACTAGAGTAAATACTGGCTCTCCTGTATTTTTACGAAACTATGATTGGAGGTACTCACCATTATATCCTTCCAATTTTGCAACAAAACTTAATTACGACACTGACTGAGGAGGTCATGAATGGAACTTAAAAAACTTATGGTCGATACTAAATCGGCATGGATTGATTTTGCGGGCTTGCCCGGATTTTCAGTAGAAGTAGCAAATCTTTCAAGAAAAGAGCTTACATCTCTTCGCAAAAGATGCACAACTCAAAAATTTGATAGAAAAACTAGACAGCTTGTAGAAGATTTAGATGAAGATAAATTTGTCACTGAGTTCGCAGAAGCAAGCATTAAAAATTGGAAAGGACTTACTGTTGAGCACTTAGAAACTTTGCTTCTTATTAATACCGAAGGACAAGACCCTGATACGGAAGTAGAATATTCAAAGGAAAATGCTGAAGTACTTGTAACTAACTCTACAGAATTTGATACTTGGCTCAATGAGGTAGTCTTTGATTTAGATAATTTTCGTAGTGGAAGAGAAGGAAGAGTGTCTAAAAAGACTGGAAAAACTGCTTCAGAATAGCGATACTGGAATGACTCAAGATAAATATCTTGAGATGATGGAACAATTAGGAAAAGAACCAGTACCGGAAGAAATGCCCCCGGGCTGGGAAAATTTTCCAAGTATAGTAACCGATGCGGTAATGGCATTCAATCTTTTAGGAGATAGAATCTATCCAGAAATAGGATATGTCGGAAAAGACTATACAAATTTAAAATATTTTATAGAAGTCTACGGAATAGAGGATAAAGAGTTTTTCTTAGAGATATTATCCTTCTTAGACTCAAGAGCTATAAAAAAGTCCTCCGAACAACTAAAAAAGGAGTATGACAAGCTAAAGAGAAAATCGCGTGGCTAATTCGATTAACTTAAAAATTAAGGTTGACGATGACGGTACTTTATCAATAATAGGAAGTGAAGCTAAGAAAGCCGCTGCCGAAACTGATAAATTAGGAGCTTCAACCGATCAGTTATCGAAAAAGAAAAATCGCTATAATAAATTAGAAAAAGGCGCTGCTCAGCTTGGTGCAAACACTACTAAATCTTTTGCTAAGCAAAGTCAAACAGTAGGAAGCGGTTTAGTTCCTGCGTATGCTGTTTTAGCCTCTAACGTTTTTGCTTTAAGTGCTGCTTTTAACTTTTTTAAGCGTGCTGCAGATGTAAAACTCCTCGAACAATCACAAGTAGCCTTTGCAGAGAAAACTGGAACAGCTTTAGGTTCTGTAACTCAGAGATTAAGAGAAGCTAGTGATGGTCTTTTAGGGTTTAGAGAGGCGGGAGAAGCAGCTGCAATTGGTCTTGCAAAAGGCTTTTCACCAAGCCAATTAGAAGATCTTGCTGAAGGTGCTAGAAAAGCCTCTACTGCATTAGGAAGAGACTTTCAAGACTCTTTTGATCGTTTAATTCGAGGTGCCTCAAAAGCAGAACCAGAATTACTGGATGAATTAGGTATTACTCTTCGGCTCGAAGAAGCTACACAACGATACGCTGATGCTATTGGTCGTAATAGAGATGAACTTAATGCCGCACAAAGAAGTCAAGCCGTTCTTATAGAAACCCAAAGACAATTAAATGAGCTTTTTGGAGATGTGGATGGCGCTACTAATCCTTTTGTAAAATTAAGTAAAACTTTAGAAGATATCATTAAAAGTGCTACTCAATTTATTCTTCCCGTATTCGAAGGCATAGCAAATATTTTAAATAAAAGTGGTGTCGCAGCAGTAGCCGCTTTCGGCTTACTGGCTCTTAGTATTGGTAAAGCTGCAATCCCTATGGATACAATTAAGAAAAAATTTGGAGACATAGAAACTGCTTCCAAAGAAAAGTTAGATAAAGCTAAGGGTGCCCTTGCAGACTTTCAAGCAGATATAGAAAAAACAAATAAAAAACTTGATGATGCAAAAGTTGCCTCGGCCAAGTCTGTGGCAAGAGGTATTTTAAAGGAAGGAGACAAAGCAGGAGGAAGCGCACTAGTACAAAAAGTTGCAAAAGGTCAAGAATTAACTCCGCAGCAAAGAGGCCAACTTAAAAAAATGTTGAAAGATGCGGAAGCTCAATATAAACAAAGCGGCGCTATTCTTAAAAATACTTTTCAAGGTGTTAATATTGAAATGGTACGCAGCTTAAAAATCAGTCTTGCAAAAATGGATCAAGCAAATGTGGGTTTCTTTAAAAGAACTGGGTTGCTGTTTAAAAGGGGAGAATTAACAGCACGAAAGTATTATCAAGTAATTAAAAATATTGGAACGCAAAGCTTTCTTGCTGCGGGTAAAGCTGCAGCATTTATGGGCAAACAAATGGATCGTGCAATGCGATT